CTCATACCATTCCAAATGGCTGGCATTTTAGAACCAGTAATAGATTTTACAGTATCACCATCTGTCCATAAAAGTTCAGGTTCTAAATCAATATATTCTTCGGGGTCTTCTGGTAACCAAAAGTTGTTTTTAATCTCTTGTAGTAATGCACCTTGTGTAGGGTCTTTTAAAGCAGGCTTATCATCAAAGAAACTATTAACTTCTACAGTAGGAAACTTATCGTGTACTTCACACCATTTCTGATACAAAGTATATTCTTTTACATCCATAGCAGATACATAAGACAAGTCTTTAATAACTGCCTCTTTTAAAGTATCTGTATCTATGTTTGGTATTTTGTCTATAGGATTGTTTTCTTGCCAACTTTGCCATTGGTCGTCAATAGACATACCTTTTTTCCAACTGTAACTCATAATATAATCCTATCAAAAAACTATGAAATTGTCAAGCTTGTTTTTGTTGTTTGTACATTTCCATCATTTTTGCAGCCTTTTTCTTGGCCATATCTAGTTTTAACTTAGATACTCTTTCAACAAATACTCTACCTAAAATGTGGTCATATTCGTGTTGACAGATTCGGCTCATCATACCATCTAAATGGGCTTCTTTTTGTTTGCCCTCAGTGTCTTCATATTTGAATACACACTTTCTAGGTCTTTTGATATTTAAAAAGATAAAAGGATAGGTTAAACAACCTTCTTTCATCATAAGTTCTTCTTCACTTGTAGATATAATCATAGGATTAAACATTGCGATAGATAATCCGTTTTCTATTTGTGGATGACCACCTGCAACAAACATATTAAATGGTAGACCAACTTGATTACAGGTTAAACCAATACCACTATATCTCTTCATTGCCATAAACATAGCCTCAGCAAGTTCAGCTCTGTCTTTGAAATCATATTCTTTTAACATATCGTCTTGGAATGGTGCAATTGCTGTTTGCACTCTGGGGTCGGTTGGTGGAATTAGTTTCAATTCCTTTTTTTCTGTATCACTCATTATATTGTTCCTAGTTGTGTGAAGTTCTGTACTTTTTCAAACTTCAGTATGTTTGTAAACTTGTCAAATAGTATATCTCCTTTGTGTGAGATAATAAAGATGTTTTCTTTCTCTAGTGTTTTAATAATTTTAAAGAAATCATCTGTACCTTGGCCATCTAAACTACTATCAAAGATTTCATCTAGTATTAATAGATTAGTATTGGTACTATTTTTCATTCTAGCGATATCTCGCCAAGTAAATAGAAGAGCAAGGTCAATTCTCATTTTCTCACCCTCACTAAAGTTATTGTAATTAAAGGTATCTCTAAATCTACTTTTTACTGTTTCATTAAACTCTTCATCTAAATTAAATGAGATATAAAAGTCCATTGCTTGTAAATACTTATTGATTAAGGCATTCATAATAGGTACATACTTACGAATAATCTGTGCCTTGGCGCCTTTGTCATTTAAGATTTCTCTTAATACATCTACATAACCTTTTTCTTCTTGTACTTTATTTAAATTCTCTTCAGCAATGACAAGTTGTTTTTGTAATTCTTCTAGTTCAAGTTCTATACTTTCAACATCATTATCTCTTTGGCCAATTCTATTAATCTCTTCCTGTATCTGGTCGCTGTGTTTTTTTAACGAGTCCAAGGATGAGGAAATCTTTGCTATCTCCAAGTTCATATTCGTTATCTTGTCGGATACTTGTGAGAAAGCGGTCACTCTTTGTTCTTGTGTGGAGATTTCTTCTACGAGCTGTAATAGACCTGATTCTAGCTTGGAAATTGTACCTTCTTCGTGTTGACATTTTTCTACTTTAAATCCTTCTTCTATTTTTTGAGTACAAGTTGGACAAGTATCATTCTCTTTAAAAAACTCTAATGTTTTTTTATGATTGTTAAGGTTTGTTTCAATCTTAGTTTCAATCTTTTGAAGTTCTTTTAACTTGTTACTAACTTTTTCTTGTCCATTTAGTTCGTTTCTACTAACGGCTATCTGTTCATTCAGTTTTTGTAATTTTGTTTCATATTCTAGTCTATTTTTATTATATTCTTCTAGTTTATTTTGTTGTACCTTCTGGTTGTCTGTTCCTTTTGCTTCCAGCGTCTTTAGATATTTTGCTTCAGTTTCGTACTTAGTCTTTATTAACTCGCACTGGTGACGAACCTCCGTTAACTTTTTTTGCAAATCACTTTGTTGTGAACGCAAAATCAAGTCCATTAGGCCAAAAACTCTAATATCAAGTATCTCTTCAACAACTTCTCGTCTGTACCTTGGTTTCATCTTCATAAACGGTTCGTATGAAGAAGAACCTAATAAAACTACCTGAATAAAAGAACGATAGTTCAATTTCATTATATTAGTTTCAAGGTATTTTTGATAATCAATATTGTTTGCGTCTTGGTTTAATTTTATACCATTACAAAATATCTCAAATAGATTTGGTTTGATACCTCTTCTTACAATATAATTTTTAGTACCAACATCAAACTCTACTTCTACAACACATTCACCATCATTGATGGTATTTACCATTTGTTCTTTCTTAATGATACGAAATGGTTTATTAAATAATACAAAACATAATGCGTCAAGTAATGTTGATTTACCAGCACCATTTGTACCAACAACCAATGTAGTTTGTGATATACTTAAATCAATTTCAATAGGTATATTACCTGTTGATAAAAAGTTCTTATAAGATATTCTTTTAAATAGTATCATTCACTAGCTTCCATATACAGTTCTTTTGCAAACTGTTTTAATTTTTGTTTGTCAACATCTGTTTCAATCTGGTCAATATAATTACCTAAAAATGTTAATGTATCTTCGCCTTGGTCTAGTATATCTTCTCTAACTGAAGCTCCAATATCTGTAGGGTCTTCAATAACATCTACTGCGTGTATATTAATATGATTATAAAATCTATCCATTAATCTTTCATACATATCATTATCAGTTTTATTTGATATGTAAAGTTTTATAAAAGACCTATCATAATCTGTAATATCATAAGTGTCATAATTTATATCCTTATCGTTATATATTAGTTTTTTAAATATCTTATTTGGATTTTCAACTCTAGTTAACTCTCTAGTATCTGTATCAAATATATGAAATCCTTTTGGACAGTTATAGTCTGACCAAGTCATTTCATATTGTGTGCCAAGGTAATAAACATGGCCATCATCTGACTTCTTGTGAAAATGGCCAGACATAACTTTTTCAAATCTTTTAAACATAGACTTTTCTAGTCCGTGTTCATTCATATGACCATTATGCATTTCAAAACCTTTAATCTCCAAATGTCCCATTGCAATGGTAGATTGTGAGTTTTCTATAGTTGAAATACTTTCTTGTTGGTTGTCGTCACATATCCAAGGTATAAAAAGAATAGGTAGATTATCAAATGTAACAGTTTCAGCTGTTAAATATACTTTACATTTTTTATTTAATTCAAGGTTCTGTAAAGCATTTACTTTGTTTGTATTCTTATAGTAAGTATCGTGGTTACCTATGATAACATGAGTGTCAATATCAAGTTCATCTAATCTATTCCAGAAAACTCTTTTAAAGTTATCTGCTGTATTGTGGTTGATAAACTTTCTTCTATCAACTACATCTCCTAAGTGTATCAATGTTGTAATGTTTTCTTTCTGCAAATATGGAAAAAACAAATCGTTATAAAATTTGTTTTGAAATTCAATAAATGCTGGCGAATCATTACGACACCCAAAATGAGTGTCATTCAATAATGCAATTTTCACTTACTTACCTTTTCTTTGTTTTCTTTGCCTTCTTTTCTTTAACTGGTTCATCTGTTAGAGGCTGATTCTTTTGTAAGAATTCAGTAAATTGATTTTTGAAATCTCTATCTTCACCAGGTTGTAATACCATATCGTCATAATTTGCTTCTGCAATCATTCTTTGTTTGATTGTTATTTGTTTCTTTTCTTTCTGTATTCTTCTTATAAAAGCGTAATAAATGATTTGTGTAAAATATGCAAATGGATTACTAGATGTTTCTGGATTAAAGTTATCTAAGTATTGTAAACAGTTCTCAATACCATCAGAAATCATATCATCTCTAAATGTGTAGTTAATAAAGTTTGGTCTATAAGATAAGTGATTCGCAATCTTTAGGAAACATTCACCAATGTAATTTGGTACTGGTGGTCTTTCCGTCTTATCTCGTTTTGCCTTGTTAACAGACTTTCTAAACTCAACCATAGCGGCCAAGAATTCCTTGTTGTTAACATAGTGTTCTGATTTTTTCTTTGTTTGTGCCATAATGTCCTCACTATACTATATGTTGTCGTAAATGTCAATGCCAATTTGAAGCGAAAAGGAAGCTTGACAATCTTGCCAAAATACCTATAATAGCGGTGTCCGCCTTTAAGAAACAGACCTAATGGATGGTCGGTTCCTCATCATCTTCAAACTCTTCAAATATCTCATTTAACTTTTTATTTTGTTCAGGAGACAACTCTTCTTTTTGGTAGAAGTCAGCGGCCGCCTTCTTTGGTCTATCTAAGTTCTGATAGTTTTTACATATTTCATAATAACTGGTACCCATTTCATTACTTGCGTTTGTGATGGTCAAAATTTTATCTTTAGGAATAGTAATGATTCTATCCGTAGTATAGTTTGTCCAACGAATCAAAGCAATGTAATCTCTAAACCCCATTGGTGTCATTTGAGGTACATATTTAATCTGTAATGGTTGTTCTAATCTTAAAAGAGTATGGTCATCAGGCAATTGTTTATCGCCAGATGGTAACACACATACAATGTCATCACCGTTAATTAACTTAATTATTTTTATGTTATCTGTTTTCTGGTGCATTGTTTAACTCTATGTTATGAATTTCATATTCAAAGTCTTCTTCACTGTATATATTTATTCTTTCTTTAAAATGAGATAATGTGTAATTCTGTTTCTCATTATAAGTTAAATCGTCAGCAATATCATATAAAGTAGCGTGACTCTTATTATCTTTTAAACGCAACCCACGGCCAATAGATTGCAAGTTTCTAATCCTAGATTTTGAAGGACTTGCAAAAACAATGTTATGTAAGTTACGAATATTAATGCCAGTAGAAAATGTACCGTAAC